TGGCAGTATTAATAAAAGCTGAAATAGTAACAGTTCCACCAGCAGCAGACGTTAACTCATTCAAAACTGAAAGTTGGATATACCCATTGTTAAACTTTGAAGAATATGCCATAACTGGTGCAGCAGACCTCGCTGTCGAAGTTGTTTGAGTTGAAGAACCAGTACACGGTAGAGTATCACACTCTAACCATGCAGTGGGAGCCATAAACGGCACAACAAACTCAAATGTATCAGATTCTGATATATCCCAAATTGCTTGGTGGACTCGCGGAACCGAATATGGTGAAACAGCACTCGGACCATTAGGATCGTATAATATGCGTACTCTACCACGATGAAAAGCAGACGCAGCAATTTTAAAAGTATACTTAATATCACCTCTCCAGTATTCAAAATTTTGCGCAATCATAGCACCAGGCGTCATTTGTGTAGTAATATAACGCGTTATGGTAGATGCGGATGTGCCTAATGTATTGAAATAATTGACAGGAGAAACCAAGGCAGAAAATAGTGCTGTGTCATACGTATCAGATGGGAGCCAAGTGCACTTATTAAAGTAAACATTCCTGTCTTGAATACTCTTAAAGTGCATTTGATCTTCCGATTGGCAACCAACAAGCGCTGGATCTATAGATAGCTCATTCTTCGGATCCATTGAAATTTTTTCAATCTGAGTAGGTATTTCCGGAGAAGCAATATTAATACATGGTTTATTAATAATAGCACGCACGGGTTCAATAACTGGAGGATTAGTAAACCCAAACCAATGTGCAACTTTCGATATTGCCGTCGCTACCATTGATGTGGCTCTCATATATGGGCCAATAATTGGGATTGTTGATAAAGCTCCAGCGGCAGCAGCAACAGAGGATGAAATAGTACTCACGGGACGATCGGAATATTCATCATTAGTAGCCGCTTGTAAACACAAGGAAGCACCAGATAGCTTCACATCCGAAGCCCACACATATATGGAGATATTAATGGGAGATGCTATCGCAGTTCCAGAAGAATTATAAAGTGGCTGAAATTGCTCTAAATATATATTACCCATAACCTTCAAACTATCAAGATTTGAATCTTTAAGGTTTAACCAAGGTGAAGGATATATGAAAGGAAGCTCCATCTCACACCCTTCAGACTTTTGAGGTTTAAAAAACACATGGGGATACTGTGTTTTGACCATCAGTGATTGATCTGTATTAGCAGCAAAATCACAATTACCTCCAGAAAAAGCTGGAGTAACACCTATAGATGTTGTCCCACCAGCCAAAGGACGATATGACATAATGCCTAAGGAATACAGAAATGGAGAGGAATTAACGACCAATTTAACATGTAACTTACAATTTAAACGAGAAAAACCCTTCAGTTTAGCGTAAACCTCCGCATTACTAAAGTAATCATACCAAGGGTTGAACGTCTGTGATAACGTCCCATTCTCTGTCCATGTATAAACTCGCGTCCTTATCGGACGGGAGAACCAATCGTTAAAGTTAGCTGTTGGATCAGTCGATGTGGTCACTGGAACCGTAGTTCCAATGGAAGTTGACTCGCCCTCTTGCGAGTCAACAAAAGAAATTATATTTTGATTTTCGGCAGGTCAATATATCCAATCTCTATGACCTATTTGAGTTGGATGGTCCCGATATGTGCGCAAAACATAAATAGCAACTAAGCCGCGCTGCATAATACCCTCTCATATCCATAATCGGTATAGAATACTAAGTAACTGTATAATACAAACAATACTTTTGACGAATGTGCATGCCAAGGATAGTGTTAAAGCCTATATAAAGGTGGGTAAAATACCCGAAAAAACATAAACATTTAAAAAGTCGATGTTAAGTTATCTATTCATTTCCATACTCGTTAAAAGACCCTTCTAAATGTGTTGGTATATATGTTTTGGAGTTCTCATTAAACCTTACAATAAAATCATCGTAAGTCAAAAAAGAAACATTAGCCATGTCTATATTCCCCAAAGAATACTCACGATCACGAATCACTGTCAACAATTGAACTACAGAATTGTATCCATTACGCCCATACGATAAAGCAAGTTGGGACATAGCAAATATAATAACAGCATGATGTTGAGAACAACTTAATGAACCTCTCTCATAATAGTGCAGACCCCGAACAACGCTCTGAGGGTCAATAGGTGCCAAATATTTCTTAATTTCAGGACACATTACCCATTTCCTTTTCAGAAACTGGAGCTCATTAAAGGGAGTGTATATTAAATCATCAGTAATTTCACTCTTGTCAGCACGAGTATAAGGTATTTGCCACATTAACAATGTATCTCTAATACTCCGATGATTAAACCAAGTGCAAATTGATTTCACACCCATAACAACATCGTCTCCATAGTTAACCTGTCTAATATAATCTTTAAAATTAGAATATAAGGAAGAGGGCCTAATAGTATAAAAAACACATCGCGTATATAAACTGTTAACAATACAATTTTTCTGAGTGGTTAAAGAATGGCCACTAGGATTCGTTCCACTAACCCTAATAAGACTACCAAAAAAGTCAACAAAAGGAAAACATAAAGATGAACACAACACACGTGCAGCACGAAGTTCTGATCGATCCCACAGACCATTAACTGAATGTGCA